TCATTCTTAACGTACGCAGGATTTGGTGATATCGTCGTTGCTTGATTACATGTGCAATTGACGACTAATTGTCCGGTAACATAAAGGTAATCAGTGTAATTACCTACAAGAGTGGCGTAAGGTGTTCCACTTGTAACAGGTCGGGCTAATTGGCATTTGTGATGTCCTTGTGACGGTGGTTCAACTATTTGATAATTTGCATTAACATAAGTTATTGCAAGCGGGGCATGTCCAGTTCGATAGGTCTGTAAAGGGGCAGAAGTTTTTCCAGTAAGTAATTCAATGTTTGCGTTTGAATCCATCATTGTTCCGTCTATATTCTGTTGATTTGTTAATGCATCAGTTGTTACAATTGGATAATATGTAATGTCGGTCTCCATACCCATTACATTTGATGAATTTCTATTCCGAAGTATCCAAATGAATCTTCCGAACCAATATCCATAGTGTGACATAATTAAAGGCCACAATCCAGGTCCGGAAAGAGCAGTAGCATTAACAGAATAACAAACGGGTGGGGCGTTCCAAAATCGGTAGGTAGCGGTCAAGGGTCCAGCTTCTCCACTTCCACCAACAACTGAAAAGTTGTTGAGGAGCACAGGTCGGCGTAAGAGCGTGCGAAGGTCATCAACAGTTTCGTAATTCAACTGAATGTTTTCGGTCGGGGCAGCTGAGCGAGGTCCAACATTTCCAGCAATCATCGTTGGTTCGGTTGCTTGCGCTATAGGTTCAGCTATTGTTGCACCTCCTCCAGAGTCTGAGGAGGCAGCTAGCGCATCATCTAAGTCGGGCATCTCGTCAGTATCGTCGTAGTCTTGTTCATTAATCATCATATACGGTTCAGGGGCAGAGGTCCAGATCGATTCAGGGAGAAAACTTTGATTCAAATTAACAAAATTATGGAGCTTAATTCCAGCACCAGGAACTTCCATTCCTTGATCGTCAAATGCTCGTCCACATATCCATCTTACAATGGATATTGACGTCGGAACGTTCAAGGCTTCAACTAAAGGCGCAATAACTACTAGCGCCCATACTCCATTAGCATGGTTGTTAAATTGTTTCGCAGAAGGGGCAGTCGAGGTATATTCAGGGCATCGTACGTACGGCGTCGTATTATAATACGGTATCGTTACTATAAATTCAGTCTGTCCAGGGGAAAGTTCGAAATAGTGCATATATTCATTTGCCTGATTGGTGAGTGTTGATGGAACAGTGTTTTCATTTGGAAAACACATAAACACCAATCGTCCTTGTTGGAATTGGGACTTGTAAACTTGAAATTTCATTGAGTATGCACCACTCCAATGGGTTGGTCCAAATAACATTGTCTTTTCGAGGAGAGTCAGGGTCAAAAGTCCGGTCGAGGTTGGGGCAAAATTTGATACGTAAGTTCCTTTATCGTTGTAATATCCCGTGAAAGTTTCAAATGGACACATAGGTCCAGCACAAATTACTGTTCCGACAGGATCGGAAACTTTCCAGTTGTAAGCAGCTTTATAATTCCACGGGTCAAGAAACTTGTCTTTTATAGACATTTCGTGTTCAGTTGTATCAAATGTTTCAACAGTAGTATAAGTATCGCAGTTCGGTTTGTAGGTCAGGTATTGTACGGGCAAGGCGTTTTTATCAGTCAGGGCTAGAGAAGGAAAAGGCATTTGCCAGTTGGTAATTGGATATTGCAACTGAGTAGCTCCATCAAGCATTGCAGCTTCAGGAACTGTAGCGGAAAGCGCAGCATCTAACTCGTCTTTATTGCTTACTGTCGATGACACTCCTGTCATCGGTCCACCAGACGTAAAATTTGATATGGTGGTATTGATGTTTCCAGCAGCAAGCGTATTGGTTTTCCGTCTACGAGGAGCTATGTATGGTCCATCCATTGCATAAGGTTCCAGTTCGTCTCCAGCAAGAATTAATCGTCGGTGATTGTCAGGCAAGGGTCGAAGTAACTTATATTGGTTATCTAAGAAGTCAACAACATGGGCGTTTTGATTGTAAACGCCAGAAGCTCTTGGGATCGGCGAGGGGGCAAAGAATTCAACTCCATCAAAGAAAGCTTGAATAACTATTGGGAGTGAAGTAGTTGCGCCA